ATACGAGCATAGACGTTGGACGTACTACTTACTTGCACACCAGTAATCACCTTTTGGTCAAAAGGTAAGACGGGCACTAATTGCTGACTAACGGTGTTGGTAGGGATTGCTGTGTTAAATACACTACTTGTAGTGATTTGAACAAACGCTACGTTAATGTTGTCCTGGTTTGTCAACAGATATTGCTGACAGGGTGTGCTTGCGGTAATGGTGGTCACAGATGACTGTGTGTTGGCTGCAGTAGCCACACAAGCAACTGTGTTGCCCATTGCCTGAAACGCAATATTATTAGCCATCAGTACACCTTGCCCCCACCACCAGATGTAGGTGACTTCTTAGTGTTGTAGCTAGGAGTGCCAGAAAAGTCGATTACAGCTCTAAAGCCACCCATAGGGAGCTCACCTGGCTGCCATCTTGTTTGACCGCCTGTAGCATCTCTGGGCAGCTGTGGGCGCACAGCCATGCCAATTTGCTGGTTATAAGCCTGTGGACGTTGCACAGGAGCATCTTGCATCTTCCTGTTTTCACGACCAGCACTAGGAATGTTCTGGTTGGATCTGTTGCTGCTTGGCATTATTGCGCTCCTTTTGTGTAACTACTAAATAACTGAACACTACGAATATACCAAGGGTGGATACCCTTGTCCAATCCCCCGCCCACATCGTGTAACAAGCCAGACCGCAGCTCATCGTGAGAGCTAAGATTGTGATCAATCGGTCTGAGATGACCTCTAACGCTAGGCGAATCAATGCTATTGAATCCATTTTGTATACCCCTCTGTTGAAAAGTAATCATCATATCACTTCTCGTCATCATCATCTAATCCCATAAGACCAGCTCCCCATTCATCATCGGAGAGTTTTAGCTTGATAGCCTCTAGTTTTAGAGCTCTGTCTAGCACTTTTGTCTTATCGGTAATTGAGGCAGTTGAGTCCAACATCACCTCTCTCAGCATGGTGGAGATAGCCTCCTCCAGCTCTGGGTTGATACCCTTGTCTTTTTTCTTGCTCATCTGCACCCCCATCTACGTCTAGCAGCCTTACCTCGTTCACCTTTCCAGCTCTTAGACCTGGCACAAAATGACTTGTGCCTCGGACCAGACTTCTGGGGCTTTTTCAAATTACTTCCAGTAGCACGGTTGTACTTCTTTCGACCCTTCTCGGTCAGACCGCCACCCTTGGAAACTGATAGCTTTTCACCCCTTCCAACAGAAAGATTAGGCTTTTTATCACTCATCTTTTAGCCTTCCGCTTGCCACCTTTCTTAGACTTCCTGGCTGTGGTCAGCGCAATAGCGATGATCTGCTTGCGAGGTCTGCCACCCTCTTTGGTGAGCTTACGTATGTTGGTGGAGATAACCTCCTTGCTAGAACCTTTTTTGAGTGGCATAAGTCCTCCTATTTGTATTGCTCTTGCGGTGTGCTTATCGCTGCTGGAGCTACGATTGGCTTTGTAAATAGCAATGGAGCTCGTTTGACCCTTTGCTCCGCTAATTTTGCTGCCTGTAGCTTTTCTGCCAAACTTTCTGCTGTTTTGCCAGGAGTCATCAGACTTTTCTCTAATGCCGATGCCGTGGCTGGTTTCATGCCAGTTGCAGCACCGTAAACACTAGGAGCTAACTTTAGAGCTGCTAAATTAAATCTACCGCTCATAATGTCATTTAACAAGCCTAGATCAGCAGATCCACCGTGCTCTGCCACATCTACACCCATACCAGCGGTTTTAGATCCAGACTTAGGCAAATAGTATGCTCTGGCTGCAGACATCTGAGACTCAGCCTTCATCATCTGCTCAAAGTTATTAAAAGCCTCCTCAGAGGGAAATATTGCTCTTAACTTTTGCCTGTTGCGCTCAGATCCAATAAGAGACTGAGCCATGTTAGCCATGTCTTGCTTGCCACCAATAAGATCTCTGATAGCTTCGGCTGCACCCAGTCTGAAATATTCTTTCTCACTTTGGGTCATCTTGCTGAAATCATCAGCAACTTGAGATGGGTTGAGCTTTAAAAAATTCTTTCCCTCGTCCAGCAATCTTTTGGACTCAGAGACCCCTCCCCAGGCAGATCTTGCTTGTTTGTACAACGGATTGGCTTTGTCTAGATAAGCAAGGTAATCATTTTTTAAGTTGATCAATGATCGACCAACTGTGTCATAAACACCATTTTGCTGGTGTTTATCAATAAGATCGTCTAAACCTCTTTTAACCAGATCCAGAGCTTTGAAGTCTAAAGGCTTTGCCTGTTTTGCCAGTTCCTCAATGTTCCCTGGTATATCTGGAATTGCCTCACCCTCAATTTTGTATATGCTCTTGCCAGTTGACAAAGCCTCGGTGGGAATACGTTTTAAAAGAGTAGCCAACTCTGGAGTGTTATTTATTGCTACTGCATTAGCCTTCTTGTATAAAGGATCAGATGCCTCTTTTCTAATGGTATTTAAGTCTTTCTGCAGCGTATAGACATCTTTACCCTTACCCTTCAGCATCAAATTCTCAACATCTTCATTGATGCGGTTGTACTGGTCTATCTGTCTTGCATTCAAGAACTCTGTAGCAGTTTGCCTAGTTCTACCAGGGACGTTAGTTCCTACCCGCATAAGAGCTTGCAAGTTCTCACCGCCAACGTCAGCGAGGGTAACCTGACCTGGCTTACCAGCAGCCTGTAATCTACGGTCTAATTCTTGCAAAGATATACCGTCTGCATTTAACGCATTCAAAATGCGCCTCATAGCATCTTTTTCTGAGTCACCAAATAGATTGCGCACGACAGGACGTGCAGCACTAAACGCTGTGCCAAGGGCAGCACCAAACTTACCTCCCATTACTGCGCCCCCGATAGCATCAGTAATAGCATCATCCTCAGATGATCCATAACCAAATTTGGCTCCAGCCTCCGCACCAGAGATACCCGCTTTAAGAAACTCTGGCATTCTTTCCATCAAGCCAGGAGCATATTTCTCTAAGGCAGACAGAGCAATATCACTTGTTAATCTTGCCCCCTTTGCTATTGGTTGAGCAAATGGAGCTGTAGATCTGGATGATATAGCCTCGACTGCAGCTGGAGCAAAAGCACCAGCAATTTGCAACCCAGCAGCTTTGTAAGGATGCTCTTTCTCGTATTGTTTTAACTGCTCACGTTCTGCTTTGATAGCTTGTTCAGCAGTTGGTGCGCCAGGCAGCATGGATCTAGCTCTACCCATAGCCTCTTCACCAAGACCAAAAGTTGCGCCTTGTATGAATTCTTTGTACTGAGGTCCACCAGGAATAGGATCTACTGCAGCAAACTGTGCAAACGGATTTTCAGATTTCTCAGTAGTCTTTGCCTCAGTCGGTGCTGTACTTTTTCCTTGGACAATATCGTCAAATGGGTTAGTAGCCATGTTAGAACTCCTGTCCTGTCTGCTGCTTAAACGCATTCCTTAATGCTGCTTTTCTTCTTTCTTTTTCTTCAGCGGGTACATTTAACTTATCAATACTTTTTAATGCCTCGTCAGCATGACCTCTTAACTCAATAACCTTTTCTGGTGTTACTGATGGAGTAGTGCCTGTCCCACCAAATGCCTCAGCAGAAGTACCGTGTATGTCCAAATATCTTTGAACATTAGCAGGGAATCTTTGTTGAAAATCTTGTCTTCCTGTAGATTGCTCGTACTGCAGCTGAGTGGTTTCAATTCTGCGCTTGATCAACTCTCTAAGAATGCCAATAGCCTCTTTCAGCTGTTGAGGAGAGTTGGCAGCACTTAATAGATCTCTAGCTGCTTCACGATCAGCAACTCCACCAGGACCGCCTTCAATAGCTCTAACAATCTCAGCAGACACCGCCTCTTTAGCTGTGTTGAAGTTGGTAACTTGTGGGTGACCGAGCTGTGTCTTAATATAGTTAATTGTTGCGTTTGTAGCAACACTATTCTTGTTGTTCAATGCTTCAGCCAGTTTGTCGATGGCTTCTAAGTGACTAGCCACAGTAACATAAGAACCAATCTGTTTTCCACCAGCAAACTGTGGATCATTCCAATGGTTCAAAGATTTTGTCCTGTTTCCATAATCACCCTCGTTGTATTGAGGATTGATCTGTCGAACTCTAGCCAATATCTTGTATCTGTCTTTGTCTCGTAAACCAGGAGGAGCCTCTGCATAGTTGGCAATAGCTTGTGCAGCATCTTCCAACTCTGTTGCGTGATTAGGACTAGGCGCACTAGCAGCTGCCTTGTTTATCAACATAGCGTGTCTAAACTTTCTTTCCTCTTCTTGTATACGTAATCTTTCCTCTTTCTCTTGCCTTTGATCTCTTAGCTTAACTGCTTGCTGGATCTTCTCGTAGGCATAAGCCAGACCGTACTTTTCCTGTGCATCTTTAATGAACTGGGCATTGTGTCTAGCAACGGTATCACGAGCTGCAGCCAGACCAGCAGAGCGGTCTTTGGCATAGAGGGACATAGCATCCTGGTACTCTCTTGACAGATTGTCGATGGTTCTGTCCAGAGCCTTCATGTTCTGCTCGTAGGTCTCTTTTTGCTTTTTCACCTGGTCTTCTCTACCCTTTTGATGACCTTCCAGAATGCCGTTCATGGCTGACATCGAGGCTTGTGCGTTGCCTTTTGACTTGCCACCAATGAGGAAACCTAGCAAATTAGTCAGCGTAAACACCGCACCAAGATCAGCCACATTCTCTTTTGTAGGCACAAAAGTGGTGTCTGCACGTTCCTTGATCTTTTTCTGCATCTCAAGTCTGAAAGGATCTTCTCTAGTCTTTCTAGCCTCCTCTGCAGCAAGAGCGGACTCTGCCTTGGCTAATTCAGACTCACCAAATGCTTTTTCTTTTTCCTGTGCCAACTTCAACTCACCAGATTGCTCTGCAGCTTGCACGAGTTGCGCATCTAAATCTTCTTTTGGCTGCGGTCCTAGATTGACTTTCTTGGGCGCAACTGGAGCTGGAGCAATAACATCTGTGCTCGTGCCTAGACCAAACATAGGGTCAAACAATGTTTTGGGTAAAGGCTGTGTAGGTTTATAAGGTATTGTTGCGGTTTGTTCTGGCATGATGCCTCCTTATGCTACGGGTGTGCCTGTTTGTGTCGTAGTTTGCGTACCAGTACCGCCACCAAATGTAGGAGCCACACCAAACAACGTCCTGGCAATGTTTGTAGTGTAGTTGGCAGTAAGCGTGTTGACGTATTGATCTGCCTGTAAACCAGAGCTGATAGCTCCAATAGCGATCTTGTCTCCAACTTGCTGGATAGACTGACCAAGGTTAAATTGATTCTGCAACAAGTTTTGCTGCAAACTTGCAATTTGGTTAACGTCTTGCGCTGCACCGACACCACCTCTAGCAGAGGCAGTCTGAGCCAGACGAGCTTGTGCTGCTTGCAATACTTGCTGGTTAGCGGGAGACAACTCACCTCTAAGAGCCTGTGCTTGCAAAATATTGCCCTGTTGCTGATAAGGAGCTGCCAAGGCTTGTTGTTGTGCCTTTGCCTCCTGACCTTGTGCTTGAGCTCTCTTGATCTGTTGTGCAGCAAGAGCTGTCTGTATACCACCTATACCCAGAGCTCCCAGGGTCTGGGGCGCAGTAAGTGCATCAATAGCTCTTTGAGTGAAAGGCTTTTGCGGTGGTTTTCCAGCATCTGCCAATGCTTGTTTTTCTGCTTTTTCTTGTGCAGCCTCAAAGTCTGTAGGTGTTTGCCCTACTGAGATCTGGGAAATATCTTGCGGTGTGAGGCTAGTTCCTGTTGGCAGCATTGCTGTTACAGGGTTGCCTTGATAGTAGCCACCAGTAATTTGTGTGCCTTGAGGTATGTTTGAAGCCTGATAACCAGCAGTTTGAGGCGCAACATCTGAGGCATCTGCAGCAGAATAGAGCTGAGATGTAGATACACCAGGCAAAGCAGATTGACCAGTTGGTGGTCCAGCTGTTGTGATCTGTTGTTCACCAATGTTTTGCGTAATAGGCGCAGCTTGGCTAGGAGTTGGTGGCAAATTGCCTTGATCAGAGGCTTGTGCAGAGGCAACCTGATCAGCAGAAAAGCCTGTCTCCTCATAAGAGGGAATACCCTCTGGAGTGATACGTCCAGATCCCCCACGACTCTTTAATAGTGCAGCTTCCTCTTCGCTAATAAAGGCAAGTTTGTGCCCAGGAGGAGCTTTGGCTTGCAATAGCTTGGCAATCTGGCGAATATCTCCACCCATGCTTGTCATCTTTTTAATTGCGCTCATGTTATGCCTAGTCCTTCCCGTAGTGATTCTAAATTCCACACATTCTTTTTAGCACCGCCCGTGCTTATATCTCCAACTTCTCCACCAGGAGCGGGTCCAGATGTTGGGCTAGATGTCGTGCCAGTTGTTGCCAGATCAGTTGCGCTGGTAGGTGCAGAACTGCCACCGACACCACCACCCTTTGAACCGATAGCACTTAGACCAGCACCGAGCACCGATTGCAACGCACTCTGAGCTGCTGGTGACAATGTCTGGGGCGAAGTAGTCAACGCATCTGCTGGTTGTCCTTGTATGCCTTCACCAGATCCAGAGGGAGCTAATGAATAGTTCACTCCTCCAGGAGTAAACACAGGGTTAGACAAAGGACTCAATTTGATACCAGGTGTTTCTGATGCAGTAGATTGACCTATTGTTGAGGCATCTAGTCCCGTTGTTGGCTGACCTTTTAGACCAAATCCATCAGGAGAATACGGATTACTTTGCGGAGCAATACTGTAATTGCCCTGGATGTTGGTTTGTATGGGTGGACCACCAGGATCTGCATAGTTTGTCACATACTGCGGGGTTGGTGTTGTCATAGCACCATAAGCCTCACTAGCTCCTTGCGCCCCAGCTGCAGCCAATCCAGATACTGCAGCACCAATTCCAGCCTCTTTACCAATATCTTGTCCTGTTAATGCACCCTTAACAGCACCGCCCACAGCTCCACCAGCAGCACTTGCTACAGGGCTAATACTACCAGAAGCTGCGCCAGAAATAGCTGGACCAGCATAAGGAGCTACCAGTTGAGTAGCCTCTGCACCAGCTCCAGCAGTTGCAGCAGCAGTTGCTATTTGTTTAACATCACCACCATTAGCAGCTGTCACCGCAGCAGCAGATGTGGCAGCAGCAACAGGGGCAGAAAGAGCATAACTTGCGGGTAAAAGTCCTTGTGGACCAATAGCTGCAGTCAGCGCAATGCTTTCAATAATGGGCATAGGATGGTCAATAATGGCTTGACCAACATCACCAGCGGTATTGACAAACTTTTGTCCTGCATCACCCGCTTTATTGACTTCTGATTGAACCCATTTTGTCATGTTAGAACTCCATTACACCAGCCATTTGACCATTAGGCATAGGCATTAGCTTGTAATTGACACCAGCCATCTTGAGTACTTTCTCAATCTGAGGGTTTCCAATCTCGAATTTTCCTTGCTTGAACTTAGCTACTTTCATGGCTTTAGCAAACTCACCAACATCTTTTATGAGCTCTCTAGGTGTTGCAGCCGTGTCCATAGCAACAAGTGCATTGCCATTTCCCTGGTTGTAGTAAGAAAAAAGCGTATTTCCAGATCGAATAATTCTGAACTTAGGATCATTCAAGGCACGTTGAGTCATCTGAGCATGGACTTGTTTTGGATCTTGTCCACTACCAGCAACGCTCTTTGCAATGATCTCTTGTGTTGTCATCTTAGCCATCAGAGTAATCCCAGAGAAGTTGCTATTTGTTGATGAATATCGCTGTGCACACCTATCCAATCGTAGAAGTCATCCTCCACATTGAAGTCAGCATCGAGCAACTGAAAAGGATTATTGAGGCTCAAAATGGTTGCTAGTGACTCGTGCATCTGGTTGTGCACAAGGAGAAAGTCATCTATGTTTTGTGGGTTGATCTCTTCTATAGGATAGAAAGGGGTCTCATATCCTTTCCTGTTAAGTGTCTCAAAGAAGAGTTGATGCTGCAGATAATTCTCGAACGCAAACCTTCCGAGACCTTCTACGTCTCCGAATCTTACATAAGAGAGATCATCTTGGTTCACTTTTTCTTTCTCCAGAAGTTATCACGTATCAACAAATAAATCTTGAGCACGGTATATAACAGAGTTGCCAACAGCACCAGCGTTGACAATGTGATGTTCCCCACGACTGTACCTACCCAAATAATGAGTAGATCTAATACAGAAATGTGAGGATTATCATGGTCCATGTTATACAGCGTAGTAAGGAATCTTAACGACTGTGCCGTTAAGGTCATAGTTGATGAATCCTAGTGGCTGCAATGGCAGACTTGCATTGCCATAGGTTGCGGTAATAGAGACGTTAGCCAGGTGGTTTTGTGTGGTTACGTTAACAGATCCACCAGTTATGGTTGCGTTTGCCAGGGTTACGTTACCAAGGCTAGACACGGTAGATCCAAGTGCAACAACTGTATTGCCAATCGTTGCAGAGCTGTTTGACAGATAACTGTTAGGGAACAACGAGCCAATAGCATTGATGCTGACTGTGTTGTTGCTATTGATGGTCATTGCATCCGAGGTGGACGATGCCCCGTTTGCAATAAAGTGTGCAGCATTAGCGGTATAAGTACCGTATACAGCATCACCACCATGAGAGTACCAGTAAGATGCCTTTGCTAGACCAAAAGAACTAGCTGGACCACCGCTATAGTTGTTGTTGTTAATGCCAAAATTAGCGTAGGCAGAGTAGTCTTCTGTGCCAAGCGTGTAGGTTGAATACGCACCAGTTCCTGTATTTGTGTTTTGCACAAATAAGTATACATAACTGTTGGCATTACCAATCATAGTACTAAGCAATCCTGTGTCTGGACCACCAGACATATTGCCACCAACTGCTATAGGACCAGTACTGGAGCTTGCACCGTTGTAAGGCAATGCCACCGTTGTAAGTGATGCTGTACCACTTTGTATGGTGACGTTAGCAAGTGTCACGTTGCCTACGTTAGCACTTGTACCGCCTAGTGCAATCGTTGCATTACCGACACCAACTGTGCTGTTAGCCAGGAAACTATTTGGAAAGGCTACAGCAACAGACGTTATGTTTGCGTTACCAAGTGTCAAATTACCGACAGTAGAAGTAGTGCTGCCAAGTGTTATGGTTGCATTACCGAGTGTTGCTGTACTGTTGGCTAAAAAACTATTAGGGAAAGTTGCAGATACAGAAGTAATATTGGCGTTGACTACAGTAGCGTTACTGATAGTTACGTTAGCAATATTACCGCTGAGTACGTTGACGTTACTGAAAGATACGTTGTTCTCAGTAGTTCCGTTAATAATAACGTTGTTAAGAGTCAGGTTTCCTAAAGTCGTAGTCGTGCTACTAGCGGTGAGAACAGTATTCCCCAAGGTTATTGGAAACCCAGAACTACCCCCTCCAGCACTACTTACGGTCTTTAGCATATCAGTCCCCGTCCCCAGGTGTTATGTATAGAGTTGCTGTGCCAGTTGTTGCGTTGGCAGAGAAATACGCATTTGGAACAAATGTGATGATCTCGTCTGTACCTGGCAATAATGGCAAGCAATTAGATTGTGATGTCGTTGGTATTGTTGCAGCACCAGCTGCAGCCAATGCACTATTAGCACCATAGCCAAGGATGACGGTAATAGTCCCAGAGTTGATGATCCTGTACTGGTTGCCACCTAGTGTGCTAGATGGTACTTGCACAGGACTTGTCGCAGTAGTTGTCGCAGAGATGACTACTGTGTTACCGCAAGGAGAGAATGGTGCTGATACTGACATTTATTCACCCAATTTAGGCTGCGATGCTAAAAATGCTTGATATGCAGAAACTACTTCAGAAGTCCACACCGCAGCAGCAATAGCGGGAACTGGAGCTGGGTCTGATTGAGCAGCGGTGTCACCAGGAGTTCTAATCCATCTGTGAAAATCACGAGCAACTTCTACACCATCCTTGGTGATGATTTCTGCTTGTCTTACTTGTAAAACACCGTTTTGTAGGGTTTCTACTTTGTCAATAACTAATGTTGATGCGAGTGTCATTGTGACTCCTTAGAATGATGCGTAATATGAGAGACTAAAAGAATAAGTGTAATTTGCCAAATAAACTGGTCCTCCACCAGTTAATGTTTGTATATTGATTAAATTTGATCCGCTTGGTCCTGTATAAGCACCATAAAAACCACCAGTTGTTTGAGAATCTCTTGCAGCCCCAATTTGATTTTGATAAGTACCAGATATGCCACTAGAAAAAGGTAAATTTGATATTTGTAAAGTTCCAGATGCGCCAGTAACTGAACTTATTGATATGTAACCACTTACATAAACTAATCGTCCAACTTTAAAATAAGTTGCTGCCGAAGTATAAGTTATTGATCCTGCACCAGGAGCAGCAGATGGTGTCCAAGTCCCTGTCTCATAGTCATTAAGCGTACTATTTGTAGTAGCTCCAGAATTGTTAAAAACAATACCATTTGTTCCTGATGAGAAATTTAAATTAGTTGATACAGTTGGGTTTGCAAGTGTTACGTTACCAATCGTAGACACCACGTTACCAAGTTGCGCTACTACGTTTCCTATAGTTATAGGTGTTGCAAAATTGCTGTCTAATTGAGACAGGGGAATAGCAGATGTTGCGCTACCAAATGTATAAGTTACTGGCATATTAGAACCTCACTCTTAACTCGTGTTCGAACTCAAACGTGTTTACTACAAATGCAGCACTATTTGATGTCACAGTAAGTCCCAAGTACTTACCATACTGCGCTGCATCACTCTTGTACAAATAATATCCAACCTCTTGCAACCAGCCAATGACCGCAGATGAATTGTTAATCCACGGTATCGTTGTCCCTACGTTATTAGACCAAGTGACAGAGGTGTTTGTCAATGAATAGACTTGACTAGCACCATTTTCACTATCGACAGTCGCATTAAATTGACCACCAGCTGTAAGCGTTGCCTCTATACCGAATTTTAACGCTTGCTTAGTCCTGATAGGGTCACCCATATCTTGCAATGCGGTCTGTATATAACTGCTAACTGGTGTTCCTGTGTTGGAATACAGCTGATATAACGCATTTGCAACAGTCCCGTAGAGGTTAACCTTGCCACCAATAGGTGCAGAAGTGACGTATTGGATGGCTCCTTGGTAGGTAATGAACCATTTTTTATCAAAGAAAACCGCCTGGATGTATCTATTTCCACCAAATCCATACGGGCAGCTGCCATTGACGTAGAAGTTGAATACAGCGCAAAGGATGTTGTTAAGCAGAGCCTGACCAGCAGTAATTGGCTTGCTGAAGTCGATATAAGGGAAAATACCGTCTAATGGATCGCTGATCTTGGTGGTTGTAGATCCGACCAGGGCATAAACACCATAGTCGTTCATGAACAAAATACTTCTAAAGTATGCAAATATAGCGTAAATACGCTTAGTACCGATAGATGCAGAGACGTTGGTATTTGTGAACACCGTTTGTCCAGATGTAGTCACCTGGAGGTTAGAGAACACGTTAATACTGTCCTCACCAAATATGTAGAGGAAGTTGTTGGCTGAAATAATAGCCTGGATGTTGTTGTGCAGCGTAGAGTCAACCATGTTGAACGACACCGCAGACACCGATGTGAAGTCTGTGGGGCTCACCGCAGAGCTTGCATAGACGTTACGACCAGCAGCCACCCATAATCTGCCTGAGAAAGAGGCTACGTCAACAATAGAGTTGGTGTTCAGGATGACTGTAGCATTTGCGCCAGTACCACCGTTGTAGCTAGGGATGGTCAGAGTAGGAACTGAGGTATATCCAGCTCCAGGGTTGTTCATAATGATCTTGGAGACCACATTTCCCGTCACGATAGCGGTTGCGTTGGCTGGTGTTGTGTACCCGCCACCACTCAAAGTGACGTAGAAAGAGCCCTGGTTACCGTATCCAGAGCCACCGTTGGTCACTTCAATGGCAATCGTGCCAGTTGCAAAGGTTGTGACTTGCGCAATAGCGGTTGCTGTGACGTTGCCACCACCGCCTGTGAGGGTGACTGTAGGCTGAGAAGTGTAGCCAGACCCAGCATTTGTGAGCGTGATGCTGTTCACAATACCGCTGGAGAGCACCGCATTAGCAGTTGCACCAGATCCACCGCCACCCGTAATAGATACGCTTGGTATTGCAGAGTACCCAGATCCAGAAACTTGCATAGTGATTGCAACCACGTTACCACCCTGGATTGTGGCTGCAGCAGTAGCTTGTGTGCCTCCAGCAACCTGGGGCGCACCTATAGTGACCGTAGGAACTGAGGTGAAATTAGACCCGCCATTGGTCACCTGGATGCTCTGAACACCGCCTACACCCGTTGTAATGGTTGCAACAGCTGTAGCTTGATCTCCTCCCGCCTGGTTTGGAGGGCTAATCGTTACAGTTGGTGCGGTTGTGTACCCCCCGCCTGGATTGGTAATGGCAATAACACCAATAGAGCCGACAGACACAAAAGCGTTGCCTGTCCAGTCAAATAGACCCTTGCTAGGGTCACCGATGTATAGATCTGTGTTCTGGTACTGAGTTGCAGACACCCCAGATGAGGACAAATTACCAGCGGTGACGATAGTTCCGACCGTGTTAGAGGTAATGTCGTAGTACTGTAGAGCACCGTTAGCCTCTGCAGCAACGATGTAGTCATCTGAAATGTTGCAAGAGGTCAGGTAAGTGACGTTATTGGAGAAGACAACTGCGTTTCCAGATGAGTTGTTGATGTAATTGGACTGCGGAGTAATGCGTAAGTTGCCTGGACCGACAGGCATAGCATTTTCTAACCAGTAGAACTCATCTTTGTCGATGGCTGTACGGTTGGCTTTGGTATCAATACCCCTAAAGTTCTTGATTACCGCATAGCTTTTCTTTTGCTCTGCTGATGCCATCCTTAACCTCCACTACTGTAGGGGTCAGGAATCCTTCTTGTAAACGTACTATTCAGTACATTCAAGATGTGCTTGTTGTATTCTTGTTTAAAGATCTCAGCCTCACCATAAGACTGCTCATAGAACTTGGCTTTGTAGGCTGCGTAGTACTGAACAGCGGTGCTGTAAGGGTCAATGATAGAGTCAACGACCGTAGGAGCGGACAAACTTAGAGCTGTGGGCAAAATGTTGGTGTCAATCTCGATGTAGTACGACTGATCTGGGATAGGAGCAATATAAATGGTTTGTTGACCGTAGACAGAGAAACAAATAGGTCTGCCAACATAGTTTTGCCAGTACCGCAGCTGGGCAGTAAAGTTAGTCCAGGGCAGATACCGCATAGGAATACGAGAATTACCCCAGTACAGATTGATGTTGACCACATCATAGGTGGTAATACCTTGCGGTAGTGCTGCAAATGCAATTTGCTCTGCGTTTGAGATGTACTGGAGCTGGGCAGTACCGTCTGCAAAGGGAGTTGTGGGGGGGAATATGTTGTTGCCAGTAGGGTAGGCTGGAGCTGAAGATCCAGAAGTACCGCCTTGCGTGTACTGGTAGACAAAAATATTAGAGAAAACAACTTGACCAGCGGTCACCACCGTGTTTGGTGTCCAAGTTGCAGCCACATTTCCTGTGGGAGAGATGGGAGTGCTGGTTGTTTGAATGGTGCGTAAGCACCCAGTATCTCGGACCGTCCGTTCTCTAGCCTCGTTAATGTACGTTGTTAACTGTTGAGGAGTCCAAAATACATTGGTGGAGTCATGCAACAGATTTTCGACCTGAGTAAGATAATCGTTGAGTGTTGCCATTGACGGTCCATTGTTATGCTACCCGCTTCTGTGAGGACTTTCCCCCCACGTTCCTCTCAGAACGCAAGGGAATTGCCACTACAGCGGAGGGTAATACGCTGTTTTTTCCTGACATTTCAGTCGTTATTTCAAACTGATCTAGCCGTTTTAACCCTTGCTCTAGTTCGCTATGGAAGTGAATCCAACCATGTCGCACTAGGATGTGTTCTCGGTCTTGAAGACCATAACCAAAGAGCTGGACTGCTCCAGCCTGTGGAATTTCTACCGTTGTACCCCGTTTAAAGTTGTACATGACACCGTCAAAGCCTATGCTCAGATCGGTGTCACTACGGTTCGTTACAAATACATTCATCAGAACTGAACAACGTCACCGTAGACATTGAAACTGGCTACGTTTGTGTTGCCACTTGCTGCGCTGACGTTAACGTACAAAGCAGAAGTCACGTTTCCTGTGATTGCGGTTGTTGTTGAGTAAGGAGATGCAATGGTCAAATCCTGGTATCTACCAGCTGCGGTCAAGTTAGCCAGGTTAGTGACTGCTACAACTGCGTTGCTGGTGTTGCCATCGTTGCTAGTCGTGATTGACACGTTAGCAGATGAGAGGCTACCAGATGGGTTGTTAACCGTAATTCTACGGACAATAACCGCACCAGAGCCTACTACGTTTCCAGAATTTGTGAGACCGCCTACGAGCAATGGTATTGCCACCGTAGCGTTAGCCACGGTAGACAAAGATACTGCTTGAGCGGAACCAATGCGACCATTACCAAATGAATCTAAATATAGCTGTGCTACTGCATCTGGATTAGCCATGTTTATTCCTTAGACGTTGTTGTAAGTGCCAGAGACGTTCTGACCGCCATCAATAGTCAAGAATGTGACTGTTGTGTTGGTTGTTGCATTGGCAAACACGTTAACACCGTCAGAGAAAATCACACCGCCTGTGTTGTTAGCGAGTACCAAGGCTTGTGATGTCACGTTGCCTGTGGTTGCGTTAACAGCATTGACTGCGTTAATTGTCACGTTGGCTGTAGGAAACATGATGTACATACCAGCGGGTATGACGTTTCCTACGTTTGTAGCTGCCAGAGTTTGAATCTGAAGATACGCACCAGGTGTGTTTGCGGTTGCGCTTGCAAGGATGATTTTGTTTAATGCTAATGACATTATTGAGCTCCTTACAGGGACAAGTAGTTATAGTTGTTGATCTTAGACATTGACTTGGGCTTGACAGACACCAACTCAGCAATCATAAGAACAGCACCTACGTAACCAATTTGCCAGTTTGGTAATGTGGACTCAAATCCTGTGAACACAAATGAACCTTGCTCATGGATGTAGAGCGAGAGGTAGTTAGTGTTGAGGAAGTAGACCGTACCTTCTGGGCAATATGGATCTGGATAAATTGGTACACCAGCAACCATCAATGCTCTGAAAGCTGCTTGAGGACCATTGTTGTCACCGTCAAAGCCAGAGCCAGGGGTGATAACGTATTGCTCTTGACCTACGAAGTCTTGAGCCAAAAGTGTCCAAGTACCGAATCCACAGACACCGAAAGATGGCATTTCTGCGCCACGTTTAACAGTACCAGAGATGTATTGGAGAATGTTTTGACGAGTTGGGTTTACGTTTCCAGCGTTGTAAACCTTAGACTGCCACCATGAGTAGGTGCTACGGTTGATGTTACCGTAAGTCGTTTGGTAAGCTGCACCGCCAGTACCATCATCCACAGCTGCGGGTAAACCGATGAACTGTTGGTTGTTGGTTGTGTTGTTGTACAAGGCTGTTGCCATTGCATCCATCATCACGTTGGTTGCATCATTCATACGAGCCTCGATCAATGGAATGATCGCTGCATCTTGTTGAGCCACACCTTCCATACCGAGGAACGGTACGGGGGAGATCATCAACTTGAGATCGTATTCAGCGTTGTAAGCACCTTGCTGGACTGATGGCTGGGCAAAAGAGCCAGAGTAATCAGACCATTGAGCATTTACAAACTGTGCGCCCTGGACGGGAACAGTTACAGATGAAACACCACCACTAGCTTGTTGACTGTTTGCAATCAACGCTGCCATGAGCGGGGTTGAGTTGTACAGTTGTACAACGAGTTTAGGTATGAATGCCCGTCTTGTGACATAAGTCAACTCAGTAAACTGACTTGAACCTGTCTGGGGCAGAATTCCTCCACCAATAGCCATATAGACTCCTTAGATGGGCATTACTGCCCTACAAATTACACCCTCTTACAAACCGATTGGACGTGAGGGTTTCCTCAAGTCCGCTAATGCGTTTGCTGCCTCTTGACGTGCAGCACCTTGTGGGTTCTTCCAGTACGCATTGAGGTTAAAACCTCTGATTGCGGACGGGTTGTACCCACTAGGAGTAGGCTTTGCAGCCTGTTTCATGTAGTTATAGTGTTCTGCAGCACTCTCGTGATCTGCAATACGCTTTTCTAGCATGACTTTCTCAACTTCTGGGATCTCATTCTCAGAAACTAAGCCCTTTTTGACAATGTTATGCCTGATCTTTTCGAGGTTTTCTTGCGCTTCTCTTTGAGCAAATTTGGCTTTTAAAGCCTCATTTTCTGCTCTCATCTGCTGCAATGCTGAGTTTGTGTTCTCCTCGATGTCCAGTTCTGGAACTGTAAGACCTGGGCGAACTTTCTTAGCCAACCGTAGGATGTCCTTTCTGGTCTCAGGTGTGTCAGCAAGTTGCTGCATGAGTCCAGCCAGTTCATCCCTCGTTTCAAAAGACATATTTTCTAAAGACATAACATTACCCTCTTGTTTTTTAGATTACTTTCTTACCGTCACCAGGCTTCTCAACTTTCATTCCACCGAAAGCTGCTTTAGCTGCTCCTGACAAGCCACCAAGCTGAGAATAACGAGGAGTGTTAACCACTACTCCATTCTTTTGGTTGTTGTCAGTAGGTCTACGGGGTTGAGACGTGCCTCTTGGTTTATATAAATCCATGTTAACTCCTGTTTACATTGGGGGTGGTGGCATACCTGGTGGCATACCGCCAGGTGGGGGAGGCGCAGCACCACCGCCAGGTGGGACCGTGCCAGGGGGAGGTGCTCCAGCCATAGACATACTCTCAGGAGTACGTCCACCAGCTTGAGGAAGAGACTGCAGCATCTGGATGATTTCAGATTGCTGGAGCTCGTTTGTCTTGTTTTTACGTGGACCAAGGATCTTGTTCAGGTTAGAGATGGAGGAAAGGATAGCCTTGCCCTCTTCTGTGTCAGATCCGATGTTTGCAAGGGACTGCTCTAGTAAGTCTTGAGCCATCCCTAGGTTAATCATTGCAGCCTCTTTCGAGCCCATCTTAGGCTCTGGAGTAGACATGGGCGCACCCATTGGAGGAGCTTCTGCATCTGGGGTCTGTTGCCCTGGCATTTCACTAGGCATAGGTGTACCCGCAGACCTACTGCCTTTCATCAACTCCATCAACTTATCAGCTGGAACGCTCATTTTTACTCCTTGGGCTAGTTTGTAACCACTTACAAACTTTTTGTCAATAGGTGGGGGAGTGGGTTACGACTACTCCCCCGAAGTCGTTAAGTGCAATTACTTGCGCTTGTGTTTGCGTGCTTTACGTGCCATGTTAATGACTCCTTAAAGAGCGGTCACCTACTTTAGAGGGGAGGCAGCCACACCCTTTTTCTTCTCAGAAAATCATCTGCGAGTCTTACGACCCCTTTTTGCGTGTTTGTACATGATACTTCCTTTTTGTTAGTTAGTGCTAACTTCTAGTATAAGACCGTTGTGTCCTACCACCAGACGTATTTCTAACACCAGTTTGACGATACGTCAAGCCAGGTCCAGATGTTTCTTTTCTCAGCGTGTCAGAGCTCACTCTTGGCTGGTCAGCTCTTGGTTGTGTTTGCGGTCCACCAACATTCTTAGTTGCCATCATGCCTCCTTCTTAGACTCTGACTTGTGACCCTTGGGTGGCTGAGGTGGCTGCTGCGCTTGCTTTTGTTCCATCATTGTCAAGCGAGACAGTAGCTCCTCTTTCATTGGGGGCTCAAGTAACTCTATGAGTGAACGCTTGTCGATAGCTCCAGCCTTATGCAAGTTGAATGCGAGTTGCCTGTTGTCTTCCATGAATATGGGAGAGTTGCTGTGCGCATCCACCTTCACCACAAAATTATTTGTGAACTGCTCTGCTATGAACGTGTGTCCGTCTGAGTCCTTGAAATGTGTGTCATCGTACAACTTCATGGACTTCAAGTAAAGTGTTGCTAATTTCTCTAAAGAATCCTCAATGACCAGAGCTCTCTTCTTGGTACGACTAGATCCTAGACGAGCCAGTTGAGATGCGTGACCAGCAGAGCGGACACCCGCCTCACCCTTGCCAGAGAGTACGTTTCCAATACCAGATGCCTCTTCAAACATGGCATCTATTTCTCTCAGCTCAGTAAATAGATCTGGTGGCATATTGGGAGCCATCTTCTCTACCTTGGCATTTGGCATATCGGTAGACAGTAATCCCCCCGCACGGTTGAGTGCGAAATTCTTTTCATCTAAGATGCCTGTGAATCCGATCAGAGCCGTTGGAGGGGAAACTTGTTTTGACAAGAGATCTAAGATCTCGGTCATACGTCTATTGCGCAGCTGCTGCAAATACACCAACCGCTGCACTTCACTTGCGCCCCAGTAGTAGTCATAGAGCGGGTTAGGGCAGATCTGCACAAATGGCAGCTCACCCTTCATAAACATCTGCTCACCTGGACGATCATAGATGATCACATCTGGATCTGCCTTGGTGACAACTCTGTAATCTCTCTCGTCATCATCCCAGATCCACAGCTCGGTCATCTCTACCGTGTCTTCAGCAACCTCAGCCTTGTAGCGATTGCCACCAGCCAAATCCAAATTAACATTACCGTATATAGTAGGGTTAGACTGAGAAATAATAATGCGCTCAAGACCATTCGCAATTTCTGTCCTCTCGTGTGGCATAGAGCCAACTTTTCTCAAGATCTCGTCTCTGCGAGGGTGCTTGTACAGCCTAGCGTAGAGCTCAGACTTAGTGATGTAGTACTTCTGAATCAGAGCCTCTTGCCTGTCTGTGTAAGTGATGTCTTCTCTCAATACACCCACAGTACCAGGCTCAACCATGTACGGGTTGACTGAGCCGTTGTTCATGATCAATTTGACGTAGGCAGAGTTGTAGACAAGCGACCAGGTGGTGGCTGTAGAAAAAACTTGGTCAGCGTTGCTATTTAACCACTCATCATTGAGCGCCTTGGTCAAAACAGGGATTTTCTTGTGCTCGTTGTCTGGCACAGATGCCCCCAGGTTGATGCTGAACCTGGTGGTTTCGGCTGAGTAGAGGAACGAAGTCAGCTGGTCAATGTGCGGAAAGATCTTGTTGTACAGAGCTGGAGCCTCGTCAGGACCATTACCAAACAGATACCAGTTGCGCAGAGATGCGTAGTCCACCTTGCGAGAGGCAAGAGAGACCTCGCACTTGTAGATGATGTCTCTAAAGAACTCGTCTCTGTCTAGTAATGCCTTGGGTATCTTCATGTTTTGACTTGTAAATTCTCGTGATCAACTAAGGTTCCCTGACCAGCAATGGGTTTGGAGAAGTTCCCAACTTGAGAGGGCAACATTGAGACCGCCTCATCTTTGACGGGCTTAAATTGCCCCTTCATTACAGATCCAAGGCTAATATTACCACCATTGCCCCACATTGCGCCAGAGAGTCTTTGCTGAACAATCTGATCCTCTTGCATCTTCTGGTTGTGAGCCATTGCCTCACCAGCTTGCGCAAATTCTTTGTCAGATAGTTTGTTCTTGCGCTTCATGTACCCCGTCTGGTGCTCTCCAGCCTTGGTTGACTTGATGTCGGTCATGTCAAACTCTAGTGCAAGCTGTTTCAAGTTCCTGTCGTTGGACTTAGTCTTCTCCGACTTCATGCCAACTGGCTTGAGGAAGATCACAGAGAGCTCTCCTTTGCAAAACTTCATAGGACACTTAGGTTCCCATGCCTCAAATACACCGTGCTCTGTGCACATATAGTCTTTTAAAACACTCATTTTCACCCCCTTTTTAACAAAATATTGTCGAAATTCGCATAATCGTGCCTGTTTTTCACCCCTAAATTGATCACAATTTGACCATTTTCAACCTTCAAGCCAAGGTGTTTTCGCATGGGTAAGACGGGCTCTTTCTTGTAATCAACGTATGTTTCACGGGTAATTTTGCGCATAACTTGCACTTTTCCCTGTTTCCACTCCCTGTAAGCCTTGTTGACCCGCTTTTGAACGTACTCAGTCACGGGCTCGTACTCGTTGAGGAAAACATCTTTAAAATGCTGCAGACTTATACCAGCCAGATCAGCAAATAGGCGCAGAGATATGCCTCTATCCTTGTCGGCTGCAAAGAGTTTCATCTGTCTTTTCAGCTCTGACTTAGTGAGGTTGTCCATTATTACCCCCGTAAATACCGATCATCTTCAAGTAGTTACTGACATTCTTGCCCACAGCAATCTGTTCTGGAGTGTAGTCATCTTGCTTTTGGGACATGAGCTTTGTGAGGCGCATACCGATGAGTCTTGGCTGGACTTGCTCTGCCCAGGCGATAGTGGCTAGAGCTGCAGCAATGACTCGGTCATCCTTGCCTCGACCTGGAGCTCCGATGAACCCGTCCTCTCGCACGATGCCCTTCATCTCCTCTAGCAGATCCATGCTGAAAATGCCCATCATGCCCCGCTCGAAATAATCCTTCATGTACGAGAGCATACGTTCTTTGCTACCAGCAGTCGTAACAAATCCGATGGAGTTGGAGAGACCTCCCATCGAGTCCATGCGCCTCCAGATGTAGTTGGACATCGAGCCGAGCACATCGAGGAGACCTCGACCGCTGCCACCTTCCATAGCAGCTGCCAGACGTTTTAGATTTCTGAGCTCGTTGATGACGTTCTGTCCTGGTCCGTTGACTTCAAGGTTGAGCGTACTATTCTTGTATGCTCCAGCGAGGTGCGCAATAACCCAAGCAAACTGGTAAGGGTTAAGTTCTGAGGTTGCAAACTCTGCAACTTGATCAAGTCCATCAGCGTAGACTCGATAGACCTGGATGCAGAATCTATCAGCCCAATCTGAGCTTCCATAGGCTGGATCTGCTCCGATAACGTAATAGGCTGTGTCAACGGGTTGTTGCCATACCCGTAGCGTTGCCAGACGGTCTGTGGACGGTAGACACTCTGTGTCTTGAAAGAGTTGTCCAAAAGCGTATCTGTAGCACTCATACTCGACTCCTTTAGCGTTCTTGGCTGCCTCTGTGCAGCGTGAGTTGGAAAAGAAAGATGTTCCTGTCATTACAAAAGCGTAATCTTCTGTCGGTGGGAACTCTTGGTACATGAGGGTCTCATCGTTGATACCTTCTGCCATCTTCCACCGCCACCAAGCCATTTGACGAGAGTTGACTTCAAACCCGTACAACTTCTTAATCTCTTTTACCCACTCTTTCTCATCTGGCTTGAGCCGTCCGTCCCAGTACACCTTGTACTCTTTTGACTCAGGATCGAGTGAGTAATACTCGTTGCGCCACCAGCCACAGAAGATTGCTCGTTGTGTACGAGCTCTTTTGGCTGTCTTGTACATATCGTGAAACATATTGAAACCTTGTGCGGTGCTCTCAAACATATAGAGCCTCTCAGGATTTTTCTCGGCAAGAGATGCGACTAGCGATGCCATGCCCTCTTCATTCTTGTAAGAGGCTGTCTCAGTAGAGTGCAAGTACGTGATAGCTTTACCTTGACCCAGTCGAGACTTGTTACCAGCGATCTGGTAAAAGATTCTGGATCTATTCTTGAGGACCATTTGATTGCGGTTGTGAGCAACCAGAGGAATCTTGTACTCCTTGGGTAGACCTTCAATATACATTCCCAGAGTTGACCTGAACATATCTCTGTTCTCTTCAGTATCAGCGACAAGAGTGCCTTGCCAACCAGGATGAGTAAATTGCCAATACAGATCAAGGGCAAGGCTAACAGTAGTAATACCCAGCTGCCTACCTTTGAGAATAACGAAAAAATGGACATCATCTTTCAACCCCTGGTCTATTTGTTCCATGACATACGTTTGAGTTCCCAGGAGCTTGCCCATCTTCTTGAGCCCCTCCTCCTTGGTCTCGATCTGCAGCTCTGAGCAAAATTTATAGAATCGTTGGAGATTGAAGTTCATAGAGCTCTTTGTATTTGTACATCTGCAATCCGCTGCCAATATCCGCAATCACTTTGGAGTCGGCTGGGGGTTGTTCATTGTTTTGTTGATAGTGGAAAGCAAAGGTGGTTGTGTAGTTCACCGTTGGCTTTAAGGATCTGGCTATACCAGCACCTTTCTCGACTACGCTCTTCCACAGATACCGATCGTCTACGATGCTGTGCTCTTTAGGCTTTGCCATCAGAGTCCGCAGATGAGGGTAGGCTGACCGTGCGAAAAGGTAGCAGTTCATATCGTTGAAGTGGTAACCATCTGACTCGTTGTCCACCGCCATGAATGTGCCATCAGCTCGGAACAAGTTGCGAGGACAAGTGACTACTTCCCGTCCAGCCTCTTGCATGACACCCGCCATGATCTGCAAATGATCTGGCTCAAACCAGCAGTCCGCATCTAGCAAAGCTATGGCATCAAACCCCTGGGCAGATGCTACTGCGCATCCTACTGCACGGGGCGCATCTCCGTAGTCACCGCAATGGGGCAAGATGATGTGCTCGTTACCCAGCCAACCGATGTCTCCTCTGGACTTGGGCTCTCCGTCTGCGATCAAAAAGTGCATCAGGTCCTTGTGGGTCTGGTTGCGTACAGAAACGATGTTGCGCCTGAGTACTTCCAGGGGCTCGTTGTAGTAAGGTGTAATGACTGCAATCTTCACTTCATTTCCTCGATGTTCCACTCTGCGATGGTCATTGCAGCATTGGTGTTCTTGGCGCAGCGAATGAGCTCTGCGTAGACGATGTCAGAATATTTTTCTTTCCACTCGGCTGCAAGCCTACGCTTGGCTCCTGGACTAATGCAAGAGAGGGCTCTCTGCATTTCCTTCTTGAGCCTCAATCTTGAGCTGTACAGCTGCTGCTGCATATCCTTGGTTGTATCCATACGCTAATGCCTTACCCATGTTGTTGATCAGTTCTACCCTGTGAATTTCTGAGGACAGGAGAGCCTCTACCAACAAATGGCAATGCTCCCTCAACTCGTCCTCGTTCATCCACAGTAGTTCTACCATCTCAATCCTCGTATCCGTAATGCTTAAACAGATAAAAATACATTAACTTCTCCCATCTCATGCTTGGTCCATTTTTATTCCAGCAGTGACAAAGTTCATATTGATGCCAGTAGTAACAACGCTCTGCCATTTTTATCCAGTAACTAGACCCAAACCTGTTTTTCATTTTGTTCATGCCACTCTCCACACCCGCAACAAGTCACCCTCGGTCTTGCTGGTGAATACATAGCCTGTGCGTTTACTGGCTCTGTAGTTGGCATTCAGTACCTTGGCTCGGTGGATCTTGGGAACCGTAAAACTCTCCCCCACCTTCATCTCTTCATAAGGGTACGAATACACCACCCTTGGCTGCGGTGGAGCTTTTCCCTTATCTATCGCTATTATCTGCATATCATCCCCTCAACATATAACGCTATACTACACTAAAAAAAAGACCTATGCAAGTAAGCACTCACATAGGTCTGAACTTTGGAACATTCTCGTTAACAACTGCTTGCCAACAAACCCATTATAGGAGAGAACATGATCCGCACCTACAACCGCTACCACCTGGGAGACAACCTCCACCAGCTCAACTACTTGCGCAGACTAGGTCTACCCGCCACTCACTACTGCCACCAGATCTACCACGAGCAGCTGCAACCACTTTGCGAGGGTACTGAGATCGTCCTCATCGACCTACCAGGTAAACCCAAAGATGCTATCGACACTTGGATAGGGCGAGACAATGCTTTCCAGTCCAGATCAGATGACACCACCTGGTGGTCTTTCTACAAAATGTGGTTTGCCAAGATCTCCGATGACCTGAGTGTTGCCAACCCTATTACCGAGCCAGAGCATTGCCTCTACGACTACCCAGCCCTACTACGAGAGTACCCACCCTACGACTACCTGATCATCAACAGCCTACCCTGTTCTGGGCAACTACCCAGCTACGACCACTTTTGGTTTGTCAGGAAAGTGCAAGCACTTGTAAAGCAAGGTAAATCTGTGATCACCACCATCCCTACTGGTGAGTGCCCCGCAACCCTGGAGATGGGCATGAGCATATCCGACATAGGTGCGCTCTCTAGACGTGTCTCCCACATCATTGCAGTCGATACAGGACCGATGTGGACCACCTACAACGTGCACAACAAGGACAGCGTACAGTCACGTACCGTCTACAGCACTACGTGCGCTATAGATCTCCTGAACACCGTCACCAAGTCAAAGCTATAAGTGGTGAGACGTGCGGGGATCGAACCCACGACCTACAGATTAAAAGTCTGCTGCTCTACCATCTGAGCTAACGTCCCTCCGCTACCAATGTAGTTTAACTGGAAAACCATATATTTTTTTTGGGGTGGGCGAGAAGTGGGGGTCACACCAACACAGGGTCATGCCCCCATGTAAGTAACCGCTCACTCACATACGCAAACGTAAGTGTGTGCTCACTTCCCATGTCCAAATACGTGATCTGATAGGCTGGGACTATCCTGTGCGCATACGATGTGTACCCACTTTATACAACGGGTGTTATGTTAAATACCCAATACGTGAACACGATAGGTTGCCCCTATGGCTTTGTAAGTGAGTACTGGCTTACATATATATGTTAGTGATGACTAACATAGAGGTACATCCACATAAATTCTTTCTATTTGTGAAAGAGATGTGGTATCCACTTATCTACTCTGTCCCCAATTATGCTGAACAACAATATGAACATACATATTACGACATGACTATGTATTATCTTATATGGTATGTAATACATAGAATACATAATTATATTATACGTATATAGCAAGAATACAACACACTTATCATAGGATAATCATATAATCTTTATGTGGCTAATTGAGTCACGTATCTAACGGAGTAAACATGAACAAATTACCATATGGCATAGAGTCCGCTGACAAGACAGACAGGATCACTCTAGATAGGGCTGACTTTATCGTGTACCTGGGATGTGCGCT